CACGCTAATGCCTTGGTACACTCGGATTGAGCAGAGCGCCGACGTGAACCTGTTGACCGAGGCGGAACGCGCCGAGGGCTATTACACCAAGTTCAACCCCAACGCGCTGATGCGCGGCGCCGCAACGGACCGGGCCAATTTCTACAAGGCGGGGCTCGGCACCACGCAGCAGCCGGGGTGGATGACGCGCAACGAAGTGCGCGGGCTCGAGGAGCTCGATCCCGTCGACGGCGGCGACGAATTCCCGGCGCTGATCACCACCGGCGCTGCGGCGCCTGCCCAACCCGCCGCTTAAGCGAGGGCCGACATGCACCACCAGTTCTATGCGCCGCTCGAGGTGAAGTTCTCGGGCGACGAAGGCACGCCCGGAGAGTTCTCCGGGTATGGTGCCGTGTTCGGCAACGTCGATGCCTATGGCGACGTAATCCAGAAGGGCGCGTTCCGGGGGACCCTGCGCGACTGGCGCGCGCAGAAGCGCCTGCCGCCGATGCTGATCCAGCACGGCGGTTTCGGCATGGGAGACATGGACGGTCTCGCTGTCGGCAAGTGGACGGCGATGGAGGAAGACGACACCGGGCTCAAGGTGAGCGGCCGGCTCATCAACCTCGATACCGAGCGCGGCAAGAGCATCTACGGCGCGATGAAGGAGGGCGTGCTTGACGGCATGTCCATCGGCTTCCGAGCCAAGGAGTTCAGCCTTGGTACCAAGCCGGGTGAGCCGCGGCGCATGCTCAAGAAGATCGACCTGGTCGAGCTGAGCGTGGTGCAGATGCCGGCCAATGATGCAGCGCGGATTCGCTCGGTCAAGTCGGCGATGAGCATCAAGACGATCCGAGATTTCGAGGACTTCCTGCGGGATGCAGGGTTCTCAAATGCCCAGGCGAAGGCGATTGCCTCGCGTGGTTTCAAAGCGTCGGACCCTCGGGATGAGGACGAAGCGAACGGAGTGGCGGACCTGATCCGCCGGAACATCGCAACCCTCTCCCGATAATCCAGACAGAGGAGGTCCAGCATGGACCCCGAAGAGATTGCCCGCCTGCTCAAGCAGCAGGGGGAGGCCTTCGACACGTTCAAGAAGTCGCATGACGAGCAGCTCGCCGAGCTCGAGAAGAAGGGCGGCGTCGACCCTGTGCTGACCGAACGGCTGGGCAAGGTCGAGGCGGCACTCGATACCGCCGTCGAAGCCAAGTCGCAGATCGAGGCCGGGCTCGCCGCGGAGCGCAAGGAGCGCGAGGCCCTCGAAATGCGTATCAACCGCGAGGGCATCAAGGGCTCTCCGGAATCGGCCAAGCGCGAGCTCGAGCTGAAGGACTTCAACCACGCCCTGTCCGCCAACGCCAAGAGCCGCAACCGCACCTTCGAGCCGCTCGACGGGGCCGGCTATGACGCCTATCGCAAGGCACAGGATCACTACCTCCGCGAGGGCAAGGAGAACCTGTCGGCGGACGAGGTGAAGACCCTTTCGGTCGGCTCCGATCCGGATGGTGGCTACTTCGTCACCCCGGACGTGACCGGCCGGATCGTGACCAAGGTCTATGAGAGCTCGCCGGTCCGGCAGATCGCCAGCCAGCAGGCGATCACGACCGACGCGCTTGAGGGCATCGAAGACACCGGCGAGGCCGGTGCCGGGTATGCCGGCGAGCATGCGCAGGGTTCGGACTCCACCACGCCGCAGGTCGGCAAGTGGCGCATCTCCGTGTTCTGGATCGATACCGAGCCGAAGGCGACCCAGCAGTTGCTCGACGATTCAGCGGTCAACATCGAGGCGTGGTTGGGCGGCAAGGTCGCCGACAAGTTCGCGCGCTTCGAGACGAACGAGTTCATCACCGGCGCGGCTGGGAAAATCCTTGGCCTTGCGGCGGGCTACACGTTCGCCGCCGACTCCGGTTCTGGCGTGACGTGGGGGCAGGTGGGCTACGTCGCTTCCGGCGCCTCGGCCGACTTCGCGACGTCCAACGCCGCCGACAAGCTTTACGATCTCGTCGGTGTGCTGAAGAACGAGTACCTGACGAACGCGCGCTGGCTGACCCGACGGTCGGTCATCACCAAGGTCAGGAAGTTCAAGGACGGCACAGGCAACTACCTGTGGCAGCCGAGCTTTGTGGCGGGTGTCTCCGAGACCATCATGGGCTACCCCGTGGCGCGCGCCGAGGATATGCCGGCGCTGGGCGCCAACAGCTATTCGCTGGCGTTCGGCGACTTCGCCCAGGCCTACCAGATCGTGGATCGCCAGGGCATCCGCACCCTGCGCGACCCCTTCACCTCCAAGCCCTATGTGAAGTTCTACACCACCAAGCGCGTCGGCGGCGGCGTGGTGAACTTCGAGGCCTACAAGGTCATGAAGTTCGCGGCGTCGTAAGGGTCGCAGAGACCTGACCAGCCTGTGGGTCGGCCGCGCATGGCCGGCCCTTTCCGGTTTCTGACAACCTCACAAGGACATTCCGCAAATGCGCGATCTTGCTTCCAGCCTGGACTTTCTCCAGGCCTTTCCCCCCAAGGCGGCCGTCACGGACGGCACCGCCCAGGTATCCAACATCGTCGACCTGCAGGGCTACGACTCCGCCGTTCTGGCTCTCACCACCGGCACGCTGACGGACGATGACGCGACGTGGACCGTGCTGCTCGAGGAGAGCGACGACGGCAGCAACTTCACCGCTGTGGCCGACGCAAACCTCATCGGTACCGAGGCGCTAGCCGGGTTCGGCTTTGGCGACGACAACGAATGCCGCAAGCTCGGCTATGACGGCTCCAAGCGCTACCTGCGGGCGACCGTCGACGACGGCACGGCGAATACCGGTGATCTGTTCTTCGCCGGACTGTGGATTCTCGGCCATCCGAGCCGCCAGCCGACCGCAAACCCGCCGGCGCTGGTCGCCTTCAGCTGACGGGCAGGGCGGCGTTCGGCCGCCCTCCCTCTCCCATTTCTCACATAGGAGGGCCGGATGGCCGCTTCCCTGCGCCAGGGCGATCAGGCCCTGATGATCGACGGCGTGGAGGTGACCGCCTCCGCTGCCGAACTGAATGCCGCCGGCGGGGTCACAGCCGGCATTGTCGCGGCCTCCAAGGCGATAGTCGTCGATGCCGACAAGGAGCTCGCCTGGTCGGTCTCCGACGCCGGCACCGGCACCGTCACCCCGCTTGACTTCGCGCTGACCGCGAGCGGCGTCGGGGCGGAGGTGGACGGCGCCAAGTTCACAACCGCAACCGAGGTGGCGCTTGGCGATTATGCCAATGCGCTCAACGGCAAGCTCGACTTCGGCACGGCCGGCAGGGTGACGGGCCTTGGCGGGGCGATCTGCGGCGAACTCGACCTTGGCCCGGGCACCACCCAGGGCTCCTACGCCGTGTTCGAGGCCGAGCTCAACGTGCCGGACGGCGCCTCGCTTGGCACCCGCACGTCGTTCCTGAGCCTCAACGCATGGGGCGCGGGCGTCGCGGCCCTCGACACCGGCGGGTATCTGTTCGACCTCAACGGGCTGACCGCGGCCAGCGGTAAGCTCCTGCAGACCGGCAACACCTTCGCGACCCCGGCGGCCACGCTGAAGGTCAAGGTCGGTGATGCTGAGTACTACCTGCCGCTCTACGGCGGCCAGATCACGACCGCCTGATGATCACGTTCGAATTCCTGCGCCAGCAGAAGCGCGAGGCGGAGGCTGAGCGCAACCGCCTCCTCGCGGCCGTGCACCAGCTCGGCGGTGCCATCAACCTGCTCGACCTCCTGATCAGGACGGCCGAGCAGGAGCCAGAAGCTCACGATCAGCAGGGCAAGGAATAGACCATGAGCGACCAGACCATAGGCGTAGGCAACGGGCTGCTGAAGAAGCTGAAGGACCTTGGCGACAGCGCCCATCATGCCGAGGTTGTTGTTGCCGAGCACTCGACCACAGGCATCGGCCACGGCGTCAAGACCGTGACGACGGCCGGCACCGATGTGGCGCTCGCCGCTTCGACCGCCGCCAAGTGGGTGACGATCCAGGCACAGACGGACAACACTGGCTACGTCGCGGTGGGCGCGTCCGGGGTGGATGCGACACCAGCCACAGGGACAGGCGTGCTGCTGGCCGCCGGAGAGTCGGTGACGTTGCCCTGCGATAATCTCGCGGACATCTACGTCGACTCGACGGTGAGCGGCGAAGGCGTCCGGTACGTCTACGGGTCCTGATATGCGCTGGAACCTGATTGCTCCAGGCTATCCGCCCCTCGTCCTTGCCTCAGGAAGGCGCGACGCTTTCTTCGGCACCGACGATGGTGCTCTATTCGATTTCGATCTCGAGCTGGGCTATATCCGCGACCGCACCACACCAGCCAATTCGACCAGCGGGCAGGTCGATATCAACACCCTGCTGACCTACACGGCTCCAAGCACCAAGGTGGTGACGGGGCCGGATGGGCTGGTGCGCCACGCGCCGTACAATCTGTTCCTCAATTCTGCTGTGCCGGCAACGCAGTCGATCACTGTAAAAATCGGGTTGTCCTACACGGTATCGGTTCTCGGAACGGGCTCGCTTACTGCGTCGGGAGGGGCATCCGGGACGGCCTCCGAAGGTTCCGACCTTGTTGTCACTCCGACCACTACGACTTTGACGCTGACGCTCACTGGCTCATTGACGCGCGCGCATGTGCGGCAGACAGCGACCCAACCCACCTATGTAGCTGCCGGGGCCAGCGCAGCCTATCGCCTGCCCATCGACTATGACGCGGCAACCCTCGACACCTCCACGACCTCGGTGCTGATCGGTGCGGGCCTGAAGAGCATCACCACGACAGGCACGATCGACTACCGCAACGCTGCCTCGGCATGGGTGACAGCTACCAGCTACGCCATTGGGGACAAGCGCTACAACAGCGCCGGCCGGTCCTATGTCTGCATCGTGGCGCACACCTCCTCAGCGTCCGATGAGCCAGGCGTCGGGTCGTTGGAAAGCCTCTACTGGAAGCGCAATGAGCGCTCAGTGCGGATCAGCGATCAGGCCGATCTCGATAACTACATGGTCGGGACGGTCGATAGCTACTCCGGTGGCGTGCTGGTGCTCAACGTCAAGGCGACGGGTGGCAGCGGCACCAAGTCGAGCTGGCATGTCATCGAGCCCAAGGGCGTGCTGATCGAGGAAGCGCGGACGAACCTGGCGCTCTACTCGAATGACCTGACCAATGCCGCGTGGACGAAGACCAATTCCACCGCTGCCCTTACCGCGACGGGCCCTGATGGGGTGGCGAACAGCGCCAGCACGCTGACGGCAACGGCCGGAAACGGCACGGTGCTCCAGGCGATCACCTCAGCCTCGGCCGCGCGCATTACATCTGCCTATGTCAAGCGCCGCACCGGAACTGGCACCGTCGAGATGACGCAAGACAACGGCACGACATGGGCCGCAGTGACCGTCACAGCCGCTTGGGCGCGGGTCAACATCGCCGCTGCGACGCTGACTAACCCGACGGTTGGGTTCCGCATCGTCACCTCCGGCGATGCTATCGACGTGGCACTGGTGGACCATGAGGTTGGCAGCTTCATCACCTCACCAATCCCCACCGGCTCGGCGCAGGTGACGAGGGCGGCAGATCAGGTGAGCAAGCTGCTGAGCGGGATGCCACATAGCGCGACGGAGGGGACGGTTTCGTTCACTGTCGTGCCGGGTGTTGTCAGCGGGTTCGTCTATGAAATTGATGGCGGGAGCACCAGCAACCGCATCGTTGGAACCGCTACAGCCTCCAATCACCTTTATGTCGATGCTGGGGGCGTCAACCAAGTTGCCATCGACGCAGGAACATTCACAGCGAATGTGGTCGGCAGAGGGGCGCAGGCATTTAAGGCGAATGACTTCGCTGCCGTAATCAATGGAGGAGCTGTAGGCACAGATGCCGCTGGGGCCATGCCAACAGTCACCACTCTGCGTTTTGGGTATCAGGTCCTCAGCGGCAATAACTACATCAACGGCCACCTCAGGTCGTGGCGATACATCAAGCGCCGTGTCACCGACGCCGAACTACAGGTGCTCGCAGCATGATCCTCGAAATCTATGCATGGGCTCCGACCCGCGAGCAGTTCCTTGAGGGGATGCTGGCCAACCGCTTCATGGTTCTCGGTGAGGACGGCACGCCCGTTCCCGGCCCAGAGGTGGAGGTGGATGAAATCGGCGAGGTCATGAAGCGCGGAGCGCCGGATGCGAACGGGGAGCCGACGATCACCATCGTGCCGGGCCACCACGTTAATCTGCGGGCCTATGGTACGTTCGCCAAGCAGCTAATCCACGCCCTGCCGCAGACCGATGCCAAGGGCGACCGGCTGGGGGCTTTTGCGCGCACCCATCTGCTGCAACTGGTACCGGACCTGGCGCCAACAGCACTGAGCGCAAAGGGCGTGCCGGTCTCTGTCCCGGCTGGCTACGTAGGCAAGCATGGCGTGCGGCTCTACGATCCGGCTCTGGTAAAGAGCCCATATCGAGTGCGGGCGTGAGGTAGCGCACCCGTGTACCCCGTCCGCACTGTTGCCCCAACCGAGACGCCGGTCACGCTGGCCGAGGTCAAGGCGCATCTGCGCGTCGATCACTCCGACGAGGACGAGCTGATCTCAGGCCTGATCGATGCAGCGACGGCGCACATCGACGGCTACTCGGGCATCCTCGGTCGGGCCCTGGTCACGCAGTCCTGGAAGATCGAGGTGGACGACTGGGACGATCTCGACCTGCCGCTGTCGCCGGTCGCCTCGATCACCAGCGTCAAATATTACGACGGCAGCAACGCCCAGCAGACGCTGGCGGCCACGGTCTACCAGCTTGTGAACCGGGCCGGCGGTAGCTGCGCCGAGCTCAAGTACGGGCAGACCTGGCCCGTGACCTACACCCGCGCCGACGCCATCGAGGTGATCTTTGTCGCCGGCTACGGCGCGGCCTCGGCTGTGCCGCAGGCGATCAAGCTCGCGATGCTGCTGCTCATCGGCCACTGGTACGCCAACCGCGAGGCGGTCAGCACCGATGCGGGCTCGCCCCTGCCGCTGGCCGTCGAGTCCCTGCTCGCCCCGTATCGCCGCGTCGGCGTCTGATTCCTCACACCTCCCCGGAGACCCCGCCATGACTGACATCGTGATTACCGCCACCAGCGTTGTTCCGGCTTCGGACGCCACCATCGTATGGGGCTATGCCGGCGAGGCGATCACCGCCGGCCAGGCCGTCTACAAAAGCTCGACCACGGGCAAGTGGATGAAGGCCGACGCCAACTCCGCGACGGCCGAGGCGAGGGCGGCCACGCATGTGGCGCTGTGCGGCTCCTCAGCAAGTCAGCCGATCGCCGTCGGGCGCGGCGACATCACCATCGGGGCGACCCTGACGGCGGGGCTGGCCTACTATCTGAGCGACACGCCCGGCGGCATCTGCCCGGTCGCGGACATCGGCGCGGGTGAATATGTCTGCCTGATCGGGTTGGCGAAGTCGACGACCGTGCTCAACGTGAGCCCGAACTACACAGCGGTGTCGCTGTAACGCCCATGCGCGTGAAGTTCTCCCGCGACTTCGACTTTTCGCCGGCGGCCTGGAAGGGGCTTCACACGATCGCCTTCAAGGCCGGCGAGGAGAAAGTGGTGACGCGGGAGTGCGCCGCAGCGGCTGTTGCCGCCGGGGCCGGGGCTGTGGTGCGCAAGGGGGACGGAGATGGCGACGGGCTCCGGTGATCTCGTCCACCGCGTTGCCTTTGAGGCGCGCATGGAGGTTCTGGACGGGGCTGGCGGCACGGAGTCGGTGTTTGCCGAGCACTTCACCGCTTGGGCCGCCTACACCCATCTGCGCGGCGGCGAGGCGGTAATGGCCGGGCGACTGGCGGGGCAGCATCCACTGGTGGTGCGGGTGCGCGCATCGTCGCAGACGCGGCAGGTAACGAGCGCCTGGCGCGTGCGGGACACGCGGACCGGGGAGTTTTACGCCATCCGCGACGTGACCCCGAGTGAGGACCGAGCGTGGATCGACCTCCTGTGCCAGAGCGGAGTAGCGACGTGAAAATACAGAACCGCGAGCGGCTGCACCGAAGGATCGCCGCGCTGCCGCAGATCACCAAAGACGAAATCCGCAAGGGACTGGCCGATAGTGCCCAAGAAATCACCGAGTTGCAAAAGCGCTTTGTGCCTGTTGACACCGGGGAGCTTCGGGACAGCATCGTCTGGCAATATGGAAATACGACCAAAATCGCGCATTCGCAGGGTGTGGGCGGAGATCATGAGTTGAGCGTGCGCATCAGTGCCGGCGACACCTATGTCCGCTACGCGCACCTGGTCGAGTTTGGGACCGCGCCGCATCCGCAGGGCGGCAAGTTCAAGGGCACCATGCACCCGGGGACGGCGGCGCATCCGTTCTTCTATCCCGGCTATAGGCTTGGCCAGAAACGCGCGAAGTCGCGGATCGGTCGGGCGGTCAGCAAGGCGGCCAAGAAAGCGGCCGGCGTCGCGTGATCGGCGGCGAGCTGCAGCAGGCGATCTATGCCGCCCTGGTGGCCGGCAGCATCGCGGGCGGACGCATCTACGACCGCGTGCCGGCCGGGGCGATGTTCCCCTACGTCACCATCGGCGACGAGCAGGTGCTCGACGACGGCAGCGAGTGCATGGACGCCTGGGAGGTGATCTCAGATGTGCATGTGTGGTCGCGGCCGGACGGCGGCAGCAAGCTCGAGCTGAAGGCGCTGGTCGCTGAGATCGTGCCGCGGCTCGCGACGACGCTGACCGTCTCCGGCTTCCGCACGGTCGTGGGCGACATGCAGACGGTGCGGAGTTTCCGCGACCCGGACGGGCTGACGGAACACGCCGTGCTCAGCTTTCGATTTCTGATCGACCCCGCCTGACGGCGGCCCAACACACCACAGGAGAGACCACATGGCCGCGGTGAAAACGCTGAACGGCGAGAAGCTGCTCGTCCAGATCGAGGATTCGCCGAGCGGCGGAACCTTCACGCACGACTGCCTGATCAACACCGACCGTGGCATCGCGTTCTCGGCCGACATGCAGGAGTTCACCGTCCCGGATTGCGCCGACCCATCGGCCCCGGCGTGGAAGGAGGTGCTGAAGGACGGGCTGTCGGCATCCGTCACCGGCGCCGGCATGGTGCACACGTCGAGCCTCGAGACCTGGTTCAACTGGCTGGCGTCCGCGGACACCAAGAACGTGCGCGTCAAGGTGGATGCGCTGGCGGCCGACGGCGGCGGCTATTGGGCCGGGGCGTTTCACCTCTCGGCCTTCGAGGTCACCGGGACCCGCAAGGACAAGGCGACCGCCTCGGTGACGCTGGTTTCCAGTGGCACCGTCACCTGGACCGACGCCTCTTGAGCCGGCACGCCGCGATCGAGCTCGACTGGGGGGACGGAACCTATACCTTCCGGCTTGGGCTCGAGGAAATCGAGGAGCTGGAGCGCAAGCGGGACTGCAGCGTGTTCGAGCTCGCCCGGCGCATGTCGCCGCAGGTCGCCTCGCCGCGCTCGGGCGATATTCTTGACACGATCCGCCTCGGTCTCATCGGCGGGGGTATGGCGCCGGTGGCAGCGCTCGGCAAGGTGCGGCACTACGGGGAACGCCGGCCACTGCACGAAAGCCGGCTCGTCGCGTTCGCGGTGCTTCTGGCCGCCATCGAGCGGGTGCAGACCGAGGACATCGAGGCCGTGCTATCCGGCAATGATGAGGCGTTCGAGCCCATGCGGCTCAACTTCGCAGAGATCATCGTCTCGGCGGCGCGCATGGGCATCATGCAGCCCATGTTGCTGAGCCTCGGCCAGTGGGCTGCGGCCGTTCGCGTCTGGAACCAGACGCAAGGCGGGACCGTGAGCCCGCCGACAGATGGTGAGTTCGAGGCCGCGGTCGCGCGCGCAAGCGGCGCTTAGCGGGCCGCCTGGCGCCAGCGGCGCGGCGGGTTCGCCCGGGTGACCTCGCCGCACCGAGCGCAGAGGTAGGGTTGCGGTCGCAGGCTGAGGAACAGCCAGACCAAAAGCCAGAGGCCTCCCGTCACGATCGACAGCAGAAGATGCAGGATGTGGTTCGGCGTGCGCTTCTCGGCCAGCACCATCGCGTCGTCGTTCGGGCAGTACCGCTGGTCTTTCTTCGTTCCCAAGATGGATCTCCTCGGCAAAGAGGCAAGTGCTTAGCATGGCAATCGAAGTCGAGCGACTGGTTGCGACCCTAGAGGCACGCTTCAACCAGTACGAGAAGTCCCTCAACAAGGCGCTCGGACAGACGAACCGCAGCTTCAGCCAGATCGAGCGCCGTGGCACGATCTTGGAAAGCCGCCTTGCAAAGCTCGGCGTCAACAGCTTCGCGGGCTTCGTGAAGGGCGGGCTGGCTGCTGCCGCGGCGGCAGTAAGCCTCACCGCCGCGGTGAACGGGACAAAGGACGCTCTGCAGCAGTTCGGCGACATCGCCGACAACGCCAAGGCCTCCGGCCTCGATGCCGAGTTTTTCCAGGGGCTCGCCTACCAGGCGGAGTTGGCCGGCGTCAGTATGAAACAGTTGAGCGGCGCGCTCGGCGCGTTCAACCGCAACGCCGGCCTCGCCATAGAAGGCAAGGGGCGCATGGTCACCCAACTGCGCGCCCTTAATCCCGCGTTGCTCGAATCCGTGCGGGCCGCGACCTTGCAGGAGGAGCGCATCCGGCTGGTCGCCGATGCGCTGGCCGGCGAGGAGAGCGGTGCCAAGCGGGCGGCGATCGCGACCGCCGCGTTCGGTGACGCTGGGCTCAAGATGGTGGATGCCTTTCAGGGGGGCGCGGCGTCGATCGACCGGACCGTGGCGCGCGCACGGGAACTCGGGATCGTGGTCGACCGCGAGCTGATCGCGCGGGCGGATGAGCTAGGCGACGAGTTCGACACGGCCAGCAAGGTGATGGACCTGCAGTTCAAGCAGGCCCTTGTGGATCTTGCGCCGCTGATGATTTCGGCCGCCCAGCTGGCCGGGAACATCGCCGGCGGCATTAAGGACATTGTCACCTGGGTCCAGACCCTGGGCCAGTTTCTCGACGGCCCCGGAGCAGGCGGGTCGATGTTCGGCGATCTGTCGGCGGCGGGAAAGAACGATCTGCGCCAGGCTCTTTCCGTCGCGTCCATAAATGCCGAGGCGGTGCGCAATGGCCGTCGCGCCCCGGACAACCTCTACGGCGGGATGCTAGGCGGGAATGGCCAGATCAAACTGCTGCCTCCTCCGGCGGCGCCGTCGATCCCGACGCTCGATGAGATTGACGCCCGCAATAAGGCCGCCGAGGCCGCGATCCGCCAGGCCGAACGCGTCAAGGAGCTGATTGCGAACCTTGAGCACGAGCGCTCCCTGATCGGCCTGAGCGCGCGCGACCAGGCGATCATGAATGCGCTCCGTGACGCGGGCGCGGCGGCGACCGATGAGCAGCGCGCGCGCATCGAAGAACTTACGGCCGCCATCTATGACGAGACGGCCGCTGCCGAGCAGATGCAGCAGATCATGGAGGACCTCGTCGGCATCGCCGCCGATGCCGGCAAGGCGCTGATCGAGGCGTTCGCGGACGGCAAGATCGAGGCCAACGAATTGATCGACATCCTCGGCGACGTGGCCAAGAAGCTGATCGACATTGGCGGCAACTTGCTGTTTGGCGCCCTGACCGGCGGTGCCTCGGGTATCAGCTTCCGCGCCGGCGGCGGGCCGGTGAGCGGTGGTCGCCCCTATGTGGTAGGCGAGCGCGGGCCGGAACTGATGGTGCCGGGCCGGTCGGGGACCGTGGTGCCCAGCGACATGCTGCAGCGCGCGGTCTCCTCCGGTGGGGGCGGGGCGACGTTCGCGCCGGTGATCAACATCGATGCGCGCGGCGCTCAGATGGGCGCGGCCGACGCCATCGGGGCGGAGGTGCGCCGGCAGTTGGTCGGCTTTACTCGCTTCGAGCTTCCGCGTCTGCACCGGCAGATGATCGCCGATCCGGCAAGGGCGAATCTCTGATGGCGCTGTCGCTCCCGCTTTCGGCGCCCAACCTCGCCGATCTGATCGAAATCGAGACGGCCAGCTGGCAACTCGTACACCAGCAGGAGGTGTCCGGGCTGGGCACGGGCGAGTTTCTCGCGGCCGACCTGGGCGCCCCCTATTGGGAGGCAGACGTCTCGTCGCGCCCCTACACGCACCGGGAGGCGCGGGCCTTGCAGGCGCGGTTCGCCGCGCTGACCGGCTCGCTGAGCGCCTTCTACCTCTACAACCCGCTGGCCTGCTACCCGGCCGCGGATCGCCGCGGTTTCCTGGTCGACGGCTCGACGGTGCTGGTTGATAGCGTCGATGCCAACCGGCGCGACCTGAGTCTCAAGGGCCTGCCGGCCGGCTATGTGCTGACGGCCGGTGACCTCCTGGCCATCACCTATCTGAGCACGCGGCGGGCCTTGCATCTGGTGGTGACGGGCGGCACGGCTGACGGCACCGGGGATCTGCAGGTGGAGGTCGCCCCATCGGTGCGGACGGGCGTCGCCGCGGATGACGCGGTGTCGCTAAGCAAGCCGGCCGCGAAGGTCAAGCTGTTGCCAGGGACGCTGGCGGTGGAACAGGCGTCGGTGACGCGGAGCCGCATCCGCTTTCGCGCACGCCAGACGCTTGCGGGCGACTGATGCGCTATCTCGACGTCGAAACACAGGCGGCGATCACCGACCGATCGCGCTTCGTGCCGCGCAATTTCGTATGGCTCACGGCCAAGACCCGCGACACCGGCCTGCCTGAAACGATCGGCTTCTGGGACGAACCGGAGGACGTCTCGGTCGCGGTCATCGCGCCGGCCGACGGCACCGAGACCACGCGCAGCTACTATGGCGGGGCGATCCTCAGCCTCGATCCGATCCCGCTCACGGTCGGGCTCGACGTGCGCACCGTGCAGCTGGTGCTCAATCCGCTGCACGCGCAGGTCGAGAACCTGATCCGCACGCTGGAGCCGCGCCTGGCGCGGGTGGAAATCCATCGCGGGTACCTGGACCCGGACAGCATGACGCTGGTGGCGGCGCCGCGCATCCGCTTTCTGGGCCAGCTCGACGGGGCGCCGATCATGACGGCGGCGGTGGGCGGGCAATCGACGGCAACGCTCAACATCGCCTCGCACACCCGCGAATTGACCCGGACCAACCCGGCCAAGAAGTCGGACGAGCAGCAGCAGCGCCGCTCCGGTGATCGCTTCCGGCGCTACAACGCCATCGCCGGCGACATCCCGTACTGGTGGGGCGAGGCCAGCGATACGGCGGCCAAGCCGGCCGGCCTGTTCGGCTGGGGTAACGTTTTGGGCTTCTTGTGAGGGTCTGAGCCGTGGACCCGATTACGCTATTCATCATCAACCTGGCGATCAGCGCGGCGGTCGCCGGCGCCAAGGCGCTGATCGACTACGCGGTCGAAAGCTCCAAGCCCAAACCGGGCGTCAAGGGCTCGGCCTCGATGGGCGGCGACGTGCCCATGAGCTTCATTCTCGGCCGCTCCGCTACGGCCGGGCACCTCGAATACCCGCCGACCGCCTGGGGCGAGACCGGCGGCACGCCGAACGCCTTTCTGGTGCAGGTGTTCTCGCTCAGCGATCTGCCGGTCGAGAACCCGCTGGCGGCGGTGTGGGTGAACGGCGAGCTCGTGACGCTCGATGCCACCCCGCACGCGGATTACGGCTATCCGGTGCTCGAATATCGGGTCAGCGGCAAGGATCATCTGTGGATCAAGGCCTATGACGGCACCCAGACCACGGCCGACGCCTATCTGGTCGCCAAGTTCGGCAGCCATGCCGAGCGGCCCTGGGGCACCGACATGATCGGGCGCGGCATCGCCTATGTGATCGTCACCTCGCTGGTCAATCGCGAGCTGATGACCGCGCCGCCCGAATGTCTGTTCGTCGTCGACGGGATCCCCAATTATGACGGGCGCAACGCGGCGCACGATCTGAGCGACAGCTCCACCTGGGAGAAATCCGACAACCCGCTGGTGCTGATCGACAACATCCTGCGCGGCATCTACTACGATGATGACTGGGTGTTCGGCCTGCAGGGCAGTGGCTACCAGCAGCCCAATTCCAACGCCGCGCAGATGGACAAATGCGACGTGGCGGTGACGCTCGCCGGCGGCGGCACCGAGCCGCGCTTCCGCGCCGGGGCCGAGATCACCGTCGACACGCCGGCGCGCGACGTGATCCTCGGCCTGTTGGCGAGCTGCAACGGCCGCATCGCCGAAATCGGCGGGGCCTACAAGGTACTGGTGGGCGAGCCGGACGCGGCCGTCTATTCGTTCACCGATGAGGATGTGGTGATCACCGAGGGGCAGTCGTTCGAGCCGTTCCCCGGCCTCGAGGCGACGACCAACGGCGCCATCGCCACCTATGTCGAGCCGTCCGAGCGCTGGGCCAGCAAGGATGCGCCGCCGCGCTATTCGACGACGCTCGAGGCCGAGGACGATGACCGGCGCCTGCCGGCCTCGCTGTCGCTGCCCTATGTGTGGTCGGGCACGCAGGCGCAGCGGCTGATGAAGGCGCTGGTCGAGGAGGCGCGGCGCTTCCGCGCGCACTCGCACACCATGCCACCCGAACTGTGGGAGTTCGAGCCGCTTGACGCGCTGGCGTGGACCTCGGACCGCAACGGCTACGCGGACAAGGTGTTTTTAATCACCGCCATCGAGGACTTGCCGAACGGCAACCAGGTGACGGCGCTCAAGGAGCAGGACGCCACCGACTACGACTGGACGGCGGCCACCGACGAGGTGGCGGTCACCTTCGTTTCGACCACCATCACGCGGCCGGACGCGCAGGCGCTGCAGAGTTTCGCGGTCACGGCCACCTGGTTCGAGGACGCGGGGTCGGTCGCGCGCATTCCGGCGATCACCTGCGAGTGGGAGGCCGATCTCGACGACATCCGCGGCGTGCAGCTGCAGGTGCGGATCGACGGGCTGACGGTGCCGTTTCTGGACAAGGAGGTGCCCTACATCACCGATGCCGGCGATCCCGGCTATGTGATTTCCGAGGGGCTGTTGCCCGAGACCCTGTACAACGTGCGGGCGCGGCCGCTGCCCTATTCGGGCCGGGCGACGGACTGGACGAGCTGGGCCGACGTGACCACGGTCGACGTCAAGGTGCCGGGCGCCAAGCTGGACCTGTTGTCGGTCGATACGCCGGCGATCGCCGATGAGGCGGTGAGCCAGCCGTCCCCGGCCACGCAGGGCTCGACGGTGACGATGAGCTACAGCGCCACCGTCGATCAGGAGTCCACGCTCTGTTCGATCACCTTCACCCCCAAGGGCGGGGCGGTGATCGGCTTTTTCAACGGCTATCTGCACTGTGCTGCTGGCTCCAACAACTACGGACACATCTTCATCCGGGCCTATAACGGGGCGACCAAGATCCACGAAAGCCAGTCCTATCGGATCGACGACGGCAGCCAGGAATACGCCCTGCCATCCGGATCGTTCCTGCTCGCGGCGGCGGGCACGTCCTCGATCACGATCACGCTCAAGGCGATGCGCCCGAATGGCGGTTTTCTGGGCGAGACGGACCAGGGCACCGGCGACATTCTGGCCGACGATTTCGTTCTCAACCTGGTGCCGCTCTCGAAATGACGCGCGACTATTCGATCTACCGGCTTTCTGACGGCATCATCGTGCGCAGCATGCGGGTGCCCGATGCGGTGCATGCCGGCCCGCCCGCGCTCGAACCCGGCGAGGGCTGGATCGAGGGCGTCTATGACTGGCGCGCGGTGCGCGTGATCGACGGCGCTCCCGTGGCCTACACCCCGGAGCCGCCGGCGGTGACGGCCAACCAGGTGCGGGCCGAGGCGGCGCGGCGGATCGAGGCCGCCTGGCCATTGTGGCGGCAGATGAACACCATGCGCGCGGGTGGCGACGACTATGCGGCGATGGGCGCGCAGATCGACGTGATCCGTTCGGCGTCCGACGCGCTCGAAATCATGGACCCGATCCCGCAGGACTACCGCTCTGACGACTGGTGGCCGTGACCATGCCGGATGGCTGCACGGCGTGGCTGTTGAGCGGCTGGCTCAACGGCCTGATCGGGGCGTGTTGTGACGCCCACGATCTCGCGCTCGATCACTCGACCGACCTTGCGACCTTCGTGCGCGGGAACATCGCCTTTTTCGAGTGCGTGCGGATTGACCACCCGGTGCTGGCGTTCGCCGCGCTGGTCTTCGTCGCCGGACCTGTCGGGGTCTGGCTCTACCTTTTCGGCCGGAAGCGAAAGGCCTGATTGAAATGGCTGGACTGACCTATGGCCCCGGCATCGGCCTGACCGGGCGCAATATCGATGCGTTTTTGCATGTGCTGATGTTCCGTGGCCGCGTGCTGCGGGTTAGTAGCGAGCCCCTGTACCTGAGCGTGGCGGTCTGACGATGGCGGGGATCGATATTGAAAACCCCGGAGCGTACGAGGCGGCGCTCAGGGCGGCGATGGTGTCGCTGCTCGGGGCCGGCGTTGGCGACGGCTTCATGGTCGCCGTCTCCGACGAGACGACTGCGATCACCACCGGCACCGGCAAGGTCACCTTCCGCGCCAGCAATGCGCTGACCCTCACCGCTGTGCGCGCCAGCCTCAACACCGCCTCGAGCTCGGGCGCGGTCACCGTGGATATCAACGTCAACGGCGTCACCATCCTGAGCACCAAGCTCACCATCGACGAGGGCGAGAAGACCTCCGTCACTGCCCTCACCCCGGCCGTCATCTCCAACACGGCGATCGCCGATGACGACGAGATTTCCATCGATATCGACGCCGCCGGGAGCGGGGCCAAGGGGCTCAAGGTGACCCTGATCGGCGCGGCCGCCTAAACCTCGAAAGGACTATTGCATGGCCACCTACAACAAGTTTCAGGCGTTTGTCGAAAACCTTGCCGAAAAGGTGCACGACCTTGGCGCGGACTCGCTCAAGGTGATGCTGACCAACTCGGCGCCGGTCGCGACCAACGCGCTGCTCGGCGATCTCACCGAGATTGCGGCCGGCAACGGCTACACGGCGGGCGGCACGGCGCCATCGATCTCATCGTCGGCGCAGACGACCGGCACCTACAAGCTGGTGCTGGCGGACGTGACCTTCACCGCCGCCGGCGGCTCGATCGGGCCCTTCCGCTACATCGTGCTCTACAACGACACCCCGGCGTCACCCCTCAATCCGCTGATCGCCTGGTGGGATTACGGCTCGGCGCTGACGCTGGCGGCCGGCGAGAGCCTGACCGTCGATTTCGACGCCACCAACGGCGTGCTGCAACTGGCTTAAGGAGCCCATGATGGCCAAGACCACCCCCCTTCCGTCCGATGACGAACTGCGCGCCCGGCTTGCCGAATTGCAGGGCCAGCGCGCAGTGAAGGCCGGCAAGGTGCAGGCGCTGCGCGACGAACGCGATGCGCTGCTGGCCGATCCGATCTTCGCCCGCGAACGCGAGCTGGCCCGGGCGATCCGGCAGGCTGTCGCCGATGAAGGTCTGGTCGAGCTCGACGCGGAGATCGGCAAGATCGCCCGCGCGCTGGGCAGTTACCGGATGACGGCGGAAAGCGCCTGACCGTTGGGCGTCCTCGTCCTCGTCAACCCGTTCTGGTCTGTCGGGGTCGCTCCCTCGATCACTTCCGGCAGCGGGGTCTATGTGCTGAGCGGGCAGGACGCGGCACTGATCCGTCATGCCCTGCTGGCGGCGGCACAGGGCAGCTACGCGCTGACGGGCGAGGACGTGGCGCTCAGCGCCGCGATGGCGGCAGAGCAGGGCTCTTATGCCCTCTCGGGGCAGGCTGCCGGGTTTCTGCGCGATCTGGTACTGAGCGCGGCGCAGGGCTCCTACGCGCTCGCGGGACAGGCGGCCGGGCTGGCCCGCGCCCTGACGATGGCGGCGGCACAGGGTGCCTACAGCCTTAGCGGGCAGGACGTGGCGTTTTCGAGCGGAGCGCGGCTGGCGCCGGGCGCTGGCAGCTATGTGGTGACGGGGCAGGACATAGCCTTCGTGCGCGCCCTGCTGCTGGGGGCGGCGCAAGGATCATACGCCCTCAGCGGGCGATCGGCGGGACTGCTCAGGGCGCTGTCGTTTGCCGCCGGGCAGGGCAGCTACGCGCTCTCCGGGCAGGCGGCGGGCTTGCTGCGCGCGGTGCGGATGGCGGGCGGGCAGGGCTCCTATGCGCTGACCGGCAAGGCGGCGGGGCTGCTCAGGGCGCTCAAGGTCGCGATGGCCCAGGGCAGCTATACGCTGAGCGGTAAGGCCGCCACGCTGACCTACACGCCGGTGGCCATCACCGCCCCTACCTTCATCGGAGCGGGCGCGGTCGCCGGCGGCGATTATGGTTCCACCACCGCCGTCGCCGCCCATGCCAGCGGCGATCTGATCCTCGTCTATGGGCCGGGGGCGGGCATTACCGGGGCGGTCGGGACCGTCACCACGCACGTTACCAGCCCGACCGGCTGGCCGCTCAAATGGGCGATCGCTACCGGCACCGGGCAGATCAACGCCACGGCCGGTAGCGACAGCGCGGGCTTTGCGGTCGGGTGGGCCATCCTTCGCGGCACCCCATCGTCCAGCCCGATCGACACCTATGGTGCGGATGTGGATACGGCGACCACCAGCCACACCGGCTCGACCATGACCACCGGGCAGGCCAACGACATGTGCGTGCAGTTCTCTGGCGGCAATATCACCGGGGCGTTCTCGGCATGGGCCAACGCCTCGCTCGACAGCATCACCGAGGGCGCGGACGCCAACGCAACGGGCATCGCCTACGGCGTCAAGGCGGCGGCCGGCGCGGTGAACGCCACCGCCTGGACGACTGTGAACAGCAAGGCCACCAACAACATGTTTGTTGCGATCAAGGGGGTGTGATGCATCTGGTCCTGCTCTCCAACACCCGCACCGGCTCCAAGATGCTGCGGTCTATGCTGCGTGCCGGCCCGAACGTCGCCGACCTCGGAACGCCGTTTGTCACCTACCAGCGCCAAACGCCGGACGCGCCCGAATCCGAGGGATGGGGCAGCTATCTCGACGCGCACGCCGACGACGCGCCGATCGTGCTGAGCAATCTCAAGGTCGGGGCATGGTTCGCCTTCGCGGGCTGGCAGGACGCGGCGGCGACGGCGCATGAGCACGGCGCCCGCTTTGTCACGCTGCGGCGCGAGGACACGCTTGCCGAGGCGTGCTCGTGGGCGCTGGCGATGGCGTTCGGCGGGTTCATGGGCATCAGGGCGTGGGAAGATCCTGACAGCGGCTACTACGGGCAGCAGCCCACCATCACGCCCGACCCGGCCGTGATCCGGCAGGACGTGGCTGATCGCACCGCCGCGCTCGCCGAACTTGACGCGCTGGTGGCGGATTGGCCGCACGCTGATCTGGTCTATGAGCACCTGAGCCCGGACTACGTAGCCGACGCGCTCGCCACGCTCGGCATCGCCGCCGCGCCGGGCTGGCCGACGACGCAAAAGATCGCGCCGCCGCTCGCCGACTATGTGGCCAACCTTGCCGAGGTGAGGGCCGCGCTTGCCTGAGCTATTGCTGAGCGAACTGGATGCCGCAGTGCTTGGCGGTGTTGGCCTGCTGGATGGCCTGCATTTCGCCCTTGAGCTGCGCGATATCGCGCGCTGATCCACGATCGCCGCCAATGAAGAACGCGGCCGGCCAGAAGACCAGCAGGCTCACGCCGACCATCGCGGCATCGCGGCCACGGGCCTTTGTCTGTTCACCCGCTGCGGTCGCGGCGCGGTCCGACACGCGCTGAGCTTCATCGCGGAGCTGGTTGCAGCTCAAGCTCATATAGGGCGTCGGAGAGATGTACGTCGCCGCGATATCTTTCGGATTTGACGCGCAACCTGCGAGAACCAAGCCGGATGCCATCAGCAAAGCAGTCGTCTTCTTGAACACCTAAAAGCCCCCCAAAAAAATACGCCTACATCTGAGTCCCCAGCGGGGCTGTTCCGCAACGGCTGTCTGTTAAGACAAAGTTAATCTTTGTCATTGGTCAACGCGATGACCCGCACTTGCCCAGCCCCGCTTCGGCGGGGTTTTTCATGCACAGGAGCCCAACCATGACCTTCCTCGCCGTTCTGGCGCTGCTCTTGGGCGGCGTCCTCATTTCCGCATGGCTGGAGCGGGTGCGCCCGCTCTATGCCGACCAGCTGTTCGGCTGGATCCCGCTCAACGCCCTGTGGATCGCCGCGGCGGCGCTCAGCGTGTTCGGAGCGATCATGGTGCTGCTCGTGGGGGCGTTCTGATGGCGCGCCCCGTCAACGACGACACGCTCAAGCTGATCAAACAATGGGAGGGCCTGCGGCTCGAAGCCTATCGCGACCCGGGGTCGCGGGACGGCGCCCCCTGGACCATCGGGTACGGCCATACCTCCGATGACTATCGCCGCGTGTATAAGGGCCAGAAGATCACCGAGGCGGAAGCCGACGACCTGCTGTTGCACGACATTGCCGAGGCGGCCGACCTCGTGGACAGCCATGTGCGGGTGGCGCTCACCGAGAACCAGCGCGGCGCGCTCGTCGCCTTCGCTCTGAACGTCGGCCCCGGCAGCAAGAAGGTGGTCGGCTTCACGACCTCCACCCTGCTCAAGAAGCTGAACGCCGGGCAATACAACGCCGTGCCGGGCGAGCTCGCCAAGTGGAAATACAACGACGGCAAGGTCATGGATGGGCTGATCAACCGTCGCGCGGCCGAGGCCGGGCTGTGGGCAAAGGGCGCGTTCGTCGCCTCGAGCCCCGTTGCCGCTGCTCCCGAACGCCCGCCCGTGTTCACCAAAGAGAACGTGAGCTGGGGCGCGGGCATCGGCACGACGCTTCTCGGCTCGCTGTCCGGCACGTTCGTTGGCTCCGGGCCGGTGCAGATCGCGCTGGCCGTGGTCATCATCGCGGCCTTCGCGGCGGGCGCATGGTTCTTCATCAGCAAAAGGGTGGCACCGAAATGAACTGCTCGGCCTTCGATCTTCGCGGCTGCTTCGCCCTGCCCGAGTGGGTGGCCGATCTCTGGCACCAGATCCAGACCTGGGGCCTATGGGCGCTCGGCATCATCGGCGTGCTGGTGGTGCTGACCGTGCTCGTCAAGGTCAAGCAGCTCGCCGGCTGGCCGGGGGTCATGGCCGTGCTCGCCGCCGTGCTGACGCTCGGAGCCTACGGCAAGGGCCGGATAGACCAGAAGGCTGCAGACGCGGCGCACCGGCCCGCGTCCAAACCCGATCCCCCGCCCACCGTCTCGGCCAAGCCGAAGAAACGGGTAGGCGGGCTGCTCGGCAAGCTGCTCGGCGAAGACTGAGCCCCAAGCGGCCACCGGAGGCGTTCGCGCGTCCCCGGCGGCCTGACCGCCACCCCTGACCAACCAGGAGCACCGGCTGATGCCACCTAAGCGCGACCAATCTCTAACGGGCGGTGAACATGGCCCTGCAATCTAAGGACGCCCTCGAAACCGCTGGTGCGGCCGCGCTCGGGGCAACCGGCTTCACCTTCCCGTGGTGGAGCGAGATCGCCCAGGCCGTCGCCGGCATCAACACCTTCCTCGTCTCCATCCTCGGCATCATCGTCCTGGTGCTGACGGCCCGGAAGCTCTGGCTCGAAAACCGGATCGCTCAGCACAGGCTCGACGAAGAAGAAGCCGACGAACACGACGGCAAATAGGAATTTCCCCCCATGCGATACGTCGACCAAACGATCCTCTTCGACCCGGCCAACCGCGTCGAAAGAGGCAACTGCACCGAGGCGGCGGTGGCCAGCATTCTGGGGCTCGACCTCAGTGAAGTCCCCGACTTTCGGGCTAGCGGGGTGGATGCGTTCTGGCCCAGCTTCCATCGCTTCTTTCGGGCGCGCGGCTTCGAGGCCTTCCGGTTGGAGGGCAACTGGAGCCCGGACGTGCACTATCTCGCTTCCGGCATTTCACCTCGCGGTGTTCACCACATGGTGGTGATGCGCGCCGGGGCACTGGTGCATGACCCGCACCCGTCGAAAGCCGGAATCGCTGAGCCGGAGCACGTCTGGCTGATCGTGCCGGTCGACCCTTCGGCCTCGTAGGAGCCCCCATGCTGATGCTCAAAACCCTGCTCGCTACAACGGCCGGCGCCTTGATCGTGCTCGCCGCCATGCTGGTGATGCTGATCGCTACTCCGCCCGTGCAGGCCGCGATGTGCGGCAAGGCTTCCTGGTACGGCAAGGAAAGCTGCGTCCGGCCGCTCGACTGTCGCACCGCCAATGGCGAGCGCTACACCGGCCTCGAAATGACGGCGGCGCACCGGACCTTGCCGTTCGGGACGCGCCTGCGGGTGAGCTACGCCGGCCGGTCGGTCGTGGTGCGGGTCACGGATCGCGGCCCTTTTGTCCGTGGCCGCGTGCTCGACCTGAGCCGGGCCGCCGCGCAGCGATTGGGCATGCTGCGCGTGGGCGTGGCCCGTGTCTGCCTCGAAACCCTTGGATAGGAGATTGCCATGCTGAAGTGCTCTTGCCTCGCCACGACCGTCCTAATGGCCCTGGCGGCCATGCCGGCTGTTGCGGCTGAATGTGCCTTCCCGCTCGATGCCTTCGTGGCCAGCGAGCAGGCAAATGGGCTGACCATGTTTGCCGTGCGCGAGGCGGTTGACGTGGCGCCGGACTGCGCCACGCGCACCACCGAGGCTCATTGCGGTTATGACCATGAGCTGATGATGCTTGACGGCGCGAGGATCGTGCGCTGGCTGGTGCGCGACAACTGCATCATCTCCATGCCGCTGAGCGGCGGCCGGCTGGTGCCCAAGGTAGGCGCATGACCCGCGACGTGTACGGCCATGTGCCGTCCCGGCTGGTATATGCGCAGGGCGAATGGTGGCTCGAGACCATCGTCCAAATCGACGGGACCGAGGTGCACGTCTATAGCCCGGTCGGCAGCGGGGAGTACCTGCTCGGGCAGGTGCTGGAGCGTCGGGTCTATCCGGCGATGCAGGCGGCGCATAAGAGGGCGTGAACCGGGCGCATGTCCCTGTCGCGCCGATTACGTCAGAAAATCACCCCAAGGGCGCCTGATGCAATGGTATCACGCGCCCTCCGGTGCCGGCAGGAGTTTTGCCGCGTTGATGTGCTCGATCAGCGGGCGCCCATCGCTGGCCAGCATGTAGGGCAGAAACACCGCCTCGAATGACAGCACGCCCGTTTCGACAGCCGTCACCTGGCCCTTGACCCAATCGCGCAGGATCGAGCTGACGGCCACCAGGCCCTTGTCGATTGCCGATCGCTCATAGTCCGGCTTGGCGAGCGACCGGCGACTGGTCCACGGGTTTTCCTTGAGGAACATCGCGGCCCAGCCTTTGGCCGAGGCACGGAGTTGCACCGTCACGCCGCGATGGACGAAGTGCAACAGCACCTCGTGCTTGTCATAGTCGTCCATGAACCCGATGGACGAACACCCGAAGCGACGGAGGATTTTCGTGATTTCGTCGCGCGCTGCGCCGCCGCTCGTCGCGTTCTCATATGGCACCATCACCACACCCCCAGCATATGCCCGGCCCACGTCGCCAGCCCATAGAGGATGGCGACGGCCAGGATGACGAGAAAGCCGATCAGGAACGGCGGCGTGCGGCCGTAGGGGTTCGTGCTCATGGGCGCCGTCCCTTGCTAATGGCGGCGCGACCCGCTTCGGTGATGCGCCATGGGCGGCGGGTCATTTTTGGCCGTTCAGCGACAGATGGGGGGGTCCACTTCTCCACAAGACCTAAAGCTTCTAGTGACGCCATCGTCTTCGGCCGCCACCAATACAGTCGGCCAGACGGATACGCCTCTATTTCAGCTAGAGCCTTGTGCTGTGTTAGCGTTAGTTCGCTCATCCCCGCTCTCCCTTGATGAGAGCACGGGCGCGGCGGAAGTCGCGGAGCGGCGGGCGTTCGATCGGGAGGTAGTCATCCCCCCAGGGGGTGTCGTCAGTCGGCGCATACCGATCCGCGACGTCGGAGAACGGCCGCAGCGCCTCCTCCAGCTCGCGGATGCGGGCTTCGGCGGCTTCGAGCTTTTGGTGCGCCTCATTGAAGTCCATCGTGACGAGCCCGAAATGGGTTTACGCCGACACCATCCGCGCCCTCGCCCAGTCCCAGGAGCCCCCACATGACCACTGACAGAGACGAGCTGGCGGCGCTGGCGGCGCGGCTGGGCGGTATTTCGGATGCGTTCAAGTATCTCGGCAACGATCATTCCGCTGATGTCGTTGCGCAAGCCGCCGACGCCCTCACCGCTGCCTCCGCAGAGATAGCAGAACTGCGGGAGGACAACAGCGTGCTTGATGAGCGATTCCCCGTCCTTGTGGGGATAGTCGAACCCTGCGGAACCCATGAAATGCAAGCGAGCGCTCCCAAGCAGAGCGCGCCACCGCTCAGCGTCCCTCGCGTCGGCCAGTCTCCCCTCCGCATAGCTGGGGGAGGGGTGCAGCGCCAGATCGTCGGCGCTCGGTCCTTCACGATCGGCCATCACACCACCTCCCAGTTGAGCCTATGCAGCTCGGCCGCGATCGCCGCCTCGAAGGCCTCGGCCGCCTGCGGCCAGGGGGCGCTGGAAATGATCGGGGGCAGGATGCGGGTCCAGCGGGCGCCCACCTCGGCGAAGGGGCTCGGCCCGCAGGCGGTGGGCATCAGCTTGAGCCACTCGAGGTGCGCGGCCAGCGCATCGGCTTCGGCCACGGCGCCGCGCAGCGCCGCGGCAGGGAAGGGCAGGCCGAGCGCGGCGAAGATCACGGCGTCGAACCGGGCCTTGGCCGCATCGAGCGCGCCCCAGGCACCCGGGGCTCCCTCGGAAATGAGCAGCAGGGTCGGGGTGGTCACGTCGCCGATGAGATATTCGTGGGCGTCGTGCAGCCCGGCGTAAACGGCGCCCTCCGGTGCCGTCGGGTACATGCGGCGGTACAGCTCCAGCACCAGCAGCGAGTGCTGGGCGACCGAGACGGGGCGGATGGTGGCGCCGGCCCAGCGGTGGATCTGGCTGAGCCCCTGGGCGATGGCCCTCAGCGTGATCGTCCCGGGCTCCGGCGCGCGCAGATCGACGAGCCCGGCGGCGGTGGCCGTGGGGTTTATTGGTGACGCACGCTCGCTCATGCGGCGATCCTCGCCAGGGCGAAGGGCGTGAGCTCGACGATGCGCAGCTCGGCGCCCTGGCCGAAATAGTCGCGCCAGGCGCGAAGGCCGAGCTGGGCGGCGGTCCTGGCCGCTTCGACAGGATCGGAAGCGGCCTCATAGGTCGCGACCTTGACGGTGGAGACCAGGCGCCATCCATCTTCGGGCTGGCGCAGTTCGATGCGGAAGGCGGTGATCATGCGCGCGCCTCCACCTTCGCTGGCGCTATGGCCCGGTTGAGCGCGGTCTGCATGCCGGCGATTAGATCGCCCCAGAGGTCGGCGATCTCGGCGTTGGAAAAGCCGGCCTGGCGCAGCTGCAGGTGGATGCGGCGGGCCTCGGGCAGCAGGCCGTTGCAGAGCCTGAGCGCCTGCGCGAGGCGGGCCTGTCTGTCGTCGCGCGCCGACAAAAGGTCGCGCAGCCAGCGGGCGTCGGCATAGCGGCGGGCGGCGCTGCCGTGCTCGACCATCTCGGCGCGGGTGAACCCTTCGTCGAGCAGGTCGGTATCGAGCACCACGCCCTTTTCGGCGCGGATGGCATGGCAGGCCTCGCCCATGGCGAGGGCGCGCGGATGGATGGGGTCGGCGGCGGGCGGATCGGGATCGAGCATGAGAGCCTCCAGCAGGGTGATGCTGGGGGCGGAGAATGTCACCGTTATGGTGACAGCGCAAGGGCGATTATCACCAAACGGGAGACGAGCCCTATAGTGCGGCCCGAGGTGCGACGGGGAGGCGGGGATGGGCGAGCGGCAAGAGCGAGGGCCGATTGAAACGACTTTAGCGGCAAACTAGAGAGGTAGCGAGGTTTGTCCCGTGCTGATTTTGGTGCTTACGCGGCTCGGCATATGGAACTCGCGCTTGCCCTCCAAAACCTCCGCCACCGTCAGCAGTTGAAGGCGCGGATATTGCACATTGCCGTACGTGAACATGCCGGCATCGGCGGCCTCCGCCTTCATCGCCTTTGATGGTTCCCGCAGAGACAGAAAACCAGCCATTGCTACTTTTTCGCGATTGAGCACGCCGACCAAATCGCGGACATCGGTAGGCCGCAATCTGCCGCCCTTAACCGATAGAAGCATCTCCCCGAGACCCTCCCGCATCTCGAAATAGATACGGCCGTCGATTCCTCGATCTGCGACCTTCTTCTGCATGGGGAAGCCGCCAACGCGCTCTACGAACCAGTGTTGGAACTGGAACGGATCGCGCTTGAATAGCTCTTCCGCCTGCTCAACGCTGACCGGTATTCCATCAACCTCGAAGTGCGCACCCTCAGATAGCCTATAGCGCTCGCTTAGCACCTCGCGAATGAGCTTGATCGATAGGATCGCGATGTCGCATCCGATCCAGTTTCGCTCTAATTCCGTAGCCGCATAGATCGTGGTTCCACACCCGCAAAACGGATCGAAGACGACATCGCCCTTATTGGAAGACGCAGAGATGATCCGCCTAAGCAACGAGATCGGCTTTTGCGTCGGATAGCCAAGGCGCTCTTTGGAGTGAGACGAGATCGGGCCAATGTCGGTAATGATATCCTGAATGCCGACGCCTGGGTTCTCATCTGAATAGCGCTTGTGTCGGGGCATCTCTCCGCGCTTGGGCCAAGCGATCAGCCCAGCGTCTTCGAGCAGGTCCAGCTTTTCTTGCGTCGAGAGCGAGGTTAGGTCTTTGTCGGGACAGGCTCGCTCTAGCGACTTGATCGGGACGGCCCAGTGTCTCCCGCCGGCGGTGGGGTCCACGCCCTTCCAAGGCTTGCCGGAGTCCCCCGCGCGCGTGCCCGCGCCAGTCAGGGCGACTAGCTGATACTTTCCCTTGGCGTCTTCGAGCTTATAGAACTCTTCGAGGTACTGGGGGTCGTAGTCCTGAAACACCCGGTTCCAGGTGTACGAGTCGGTAGCCGTATAGAACAGGATTGTATCGTGGACCGGCCCCCAGCGCTTAGAGCCGCCGTGGGACCCAGTACGTTTCCAGATGATCTCATTGCGAAAGTTGTGATGGCCAAAAATCCCGTCCATCATCACCTTAATGTAATGGCTCGCGGTGGGATCGCAGTGCAGATAGATGGAGCCGGTCGGCCGCAGGATACTCTTCATGTAGAGCAGTCGCTGGACCATGTAGATCAAGTACGCCAGCAGCTCAGGCTGAGTGTTACGTAACGCCTGCATCCAAATGCGCCAGAACTCGACGTACGCGTCTTCGACACCGTGCTCTCGCATGAGCACAGGCATGGTGCGCGCTACCTCCAGTTTGGCGGCATCTAGCTCCCAAGTGTCAAAGAAGGCCTCCGCCTGTTCCGGCACTGGCTTGCCGGTCATGTTCTTGTAGAGCAGGTTGTAGTTGGCGTCTGATTTGAACGGCGGGTCAAGGTAGATCAGGTCAACGGAATGCTTCTCCATCCCCTGCATGATGGTGAGGTTGTCTCCGTACCAAAGCTTGTTCACGCTGCTCCCCCGACGAAAAGACCGAGCGAGGAATCGAACGCGTCAGCCATTTTGCGACGGTTAGCCGGCAGCACCGTAACTGGCGATGACGGCTTTGCCGCCGGGCGCTTCCGCCACCCGCCCCACCATTGCGGCATCCTCGCCCCCTTCACACCCGCCCCAGCCGGCCGACGACGCGGCCGATGATGGCCACGTCCTCGGCCCCGTGGATGGCGTTGCCCTGCCGCTCATTGTCGGAGACCAGCTCGATGCGGTTGCCCGACAGCTTGCGCAGGCGCTTGACCAGCACCTCGCCGTCCGGATCGCGCAGCACGAAGACGCCGCCCTGGCCGATGGCGGTATCGGTGGTGTCGACCATGACGCGCTCGCCCGGCCAGAGGGTGGGCGTCATCGAATCGCCGCGCACCGCCACCCAGTGGACGCGCGCCGCGGCGGCGCGGGTGAATTCGCTCAGAAGGTATTGCGGCAGGAGGATTTCGCCGCGCACCGCGTCGGCGCTGTAGACGACGCCCTTGTGATCGACGGCGGCGGGCAGGGGCAGGCCGCCGGGCCCGGCGCCGGCGCTGACATCGATATAGGGGGACGCCCCCGCGAGGTGCCCGCGATAGGGGCGGACGGTCGAGACGCCTGCGGGCTGAGGTGATTCGGCATCTGCCTCGGGCGAGGCGGGGTCCCACGCCGCCAGCGGAACCCGAACCGGCTCTCCCTCGCCCAGAAGCAGCAGCGCCGATGGTGAGGTGCGCAGTAGCGGTGCGAGCTTGGCGGCCCATGCCGCCGTTAGGCGTCGGGACTGACCCGCCCACCTATCGATATTCTGCTTAGACGTGCCGCTCTGCCGCGCGAGCTCCGTAGGGCCAACGCCCGCACTCCGCATCGCGGCCGCCAGCCCGTTTGGGAAATTTCCATCCATGGTTGAAAGTGGTGTAGCCGTTACGGAGACATTGCAAGCCGCCAAAATGGTGATATCCCTCTTGTGTTGTTACCGATGTGGTGACATAGCTTGCGGTCATGAAACTTGCTTCGTGGCTCTCAACTCAAAACGTCACCGATGTGGACTTCGCGGTTCGCATCGGCGTCTCCCGCCAGGCGCTGTGGCGGTACAAGGCCGGCGAGCGCATCCCGCGGCCGCGCATCATTGCGGAGATCGCTCGGGAAACGAGTGGAGCAGTGGTGGCGGCCGATTTCTTCGAGCCCGTTGGGAACGAGTGTGCGTGAGGCAGTGACGGCGTGACTCGCGGTCGGCCCGGGCCGGAGCGAGACGGCAGAAGACACTTTTTCGGGGGCAGGGCATGGGGGCAGTTTCCGACACCACTGGGGCGGGCCGGCGCGCGGCAACTGCGCGCGTGACGCGGCTTCGCCTCAGCCTCGCCCAGCGTGATGCGCTCAGGCACATGCGCCAGGCGGGCGACAGCCCGCAGCTCCTGGCGCGCTCGAGCGGCGTGCCGGCGCTCAGCATCGGCCATTACCTGAGCAAGGTGCCGGCGCCGCGAAGGGCTTCTCTGTCGTCTCCCTCTGGCATCCCCACCGACCGCTCTGGCCTTCGGCCAACCGCCGAACGCCAACCGGTCGACGAAAAGCAGGGGGCCCGCCCATGAAGCTGAAAGACCTGCCTCTGCCGCTCTACTGGCGCGAGCGCCGGACGCTGCGTCGGAAGTGCGCCGACGCGCTCCACGCGTTCCGCTTCGGCCACACGGCGCGCGACCAGGAGCGCATGTTCGACCGTCGACACTATCTGAGCGCCCGCCGTTCCCGCTGGCTCTACTGGAACCACGGGGACTGGTCACCGGCTGCGCCTCCGCGCGTGATCGAATACAAGCTGAAGGGTTTCTACGGCTTCATTCCGAGCGATTTCTCGTGCCGCGTCGAGGTCGACCTCTGGCTCAGCGCCCTTGAGAAAGCGGCGCGCGTCGAGGCCGGAGACATAGGCGCCGGCGGCATTGCGCAAGCGCAGGATGACGGCGTCTCCGGCGCTGCGGTTGGACAGCATCAGAGCGGTGGCGAGCGCGACGGCGGCGTTGAACAGCGTCTCGGTCTTGAGGCGCTCGGCGAGCAGCAGGGTTTCGGCACCGGCCTTGGCCATTTCGGTCTCCTCGGTTGGCGGCGCGAGCGTAGCCCCGCTCGGCTTGCCAACCTCTTCCTTTCCCTTCCCGCCGTCATTCTCCTCCGGCGGGGTCGACCGGCGGCCGCCGCGCCCTCCCAGGCGGCCGCCGGCACTCCGGCCGGACGTTCCCCCAGCAAGGTGACCGACCTGTGCTCCGCGAATGTCCGGCCGGCTTCCTTTTCGGCTTGCCCCTCGCTCGATGCTGACATCGCACGCCGGCGCGGCCCCGTCGCTGGCAACGTGACGGGAGTGTTGCCATGCGCCCGATGAAGCCGCGCCGCCCCGAAGGGCCGCACGAGGCGCTGGCCCTGATGATGGACCAGATCGGGGAAACCGCCGGCAATCCCGAGGCGGGGGTGACGATGGCCGCCACCTTCGAGGGGGTGAGCCGGTTCACGCTCTACAAGGAGCTCGATCCCGACCAGCCGGCCGAGCTGGCCTTCGCCCGCGTGGCGCGGCTCACGGCGCATTTTTGCGTGCCGGCCGCGGCCGCGCACCTGGCGCGGCTGTGCGGGCACCTCATGGTGCCGCTGCCGCCGGGCCAGGGGCACGAGCTCTTGGCCAGCGAGATGGGCCATGTGGCGACCGAAATCGGTCAGGTGATAACGGCGATCGGCCGGGCGCTCGGCGACGATGGCCGGGTCGACCAGGCCGAGGCCCGCCGCATCCTCAAGGAAATCCGCGAGGCCATGCAGTCGCTCGCGGCACTGGCCGAGGCGGTGAAGGCCGAGGCGGAACGCGGGGCAGGAGGCAAAGACAAATGAGCCGGAAGCACGCTGGTTGGTTCGTAAACCCCACCGTGGCGCTCATGGCGCTCGGGGTGCCGCCGCTGCTGCGCACCCCTGTCGCCCCGGCTCGCGGCCAGGCACCGGGCGGGACGAAGGCACACCGGCGGTGGAAGCGCCGGCGGGCGGCGGGATCCGGCGACCGGTCGGCGCATGCCGGAACGAGCCGCAAGAAGGGCAAGGGGGCAGCGCGATGAGCGCGGATCGGGTGGCCATCAGCATCGACCAGCTCGACGCCGGACGGCGCGTACACAGCCTTGCCCGCGGCGCCCTGGTGGGGGTCACCGAGCTGGCGCCCACGGTCGAGGGAGCGCTGATGGCGCTGGTGGTCGCCGCCGATAGCGCCGTGCAGAGCTATGTCGGCATAGGTGACCACGTGCCGACCGAGACGCGGGCGGTGATGGGCGCGCTGATCGAGCGCCGCCTCACCGGCATACTGACTGCGGCGCGGGGCCTGCGGCAATGAGCGGGCTCATGCTCTACGACGTGGCGCTGGCGGCCGTGGCCGAGGCGCGCACCGTCGACGAGGCGCTCAGGGTGCGCAACCTCGCCGAGCGCGCGAAACTCTATGCCCGGCAGGCCAAGAACCTCACGATGCTGGCCGACGCGGCGGAGATCAAGCTCCGCGCCGAGCGGCAGCTCGGGGTGATCCTGCAATCGGCCAAGGAGCAGGGGCAGCTGCGCGTGGGGCGGCCCAGCAAGTCCAACCTGCCGGCGGCCGCGCGCGAGGATGCGGCAGGGCTCGACGAAGGCGATGCGGAAAACCCTTCCGATGCGGAAGGATTTTATGGGCCGGTGACGCTCGACGCCATCGGGGTCGATTACAAGCTGAGTTCGACCGCGCAGCGCTGGGCGAAGCTCGGCGATGCCGAGTTCACGGCCAGGCTCACCGAGACGCGCGACAAGATCCTGTCGACCGGCGCGGCGGTGGTGAACCCGGTCAAGGATCTGGGCGCGGCCGAAAAGCAGGCGCGCCGGACCGAACGCGAGGTCGAGCTCGGCGCGCGCCAGGCGGCGCTGCCCGACAAGCGCTATGGCGTGATCCTCGCCGATCCGGAATGGCGCTTCGAGCCCTATAGCCGGGCGAGCGGCATGGACCGGGCGGCGGACAACCACTACCCGACCTCCGACCTCGCGGACATCAGGGCGCGGCTGGTCGGCGACATCGCGGCGGACGATGCCGTGCTGTTCCTGTGGGCCACGGCGCCCATGCTGCCGCAGGCGCTCGAGGTGATGGCGGCCTGGGGCTTCCGCTACGTCTCGCAATTCGTCTGGCGGAAGGACCGGCGGGGGACGGGTTACTGGAACCGCAACGAGCACGAGCCGCTGCTGGTGGGGACGCGCGGCGCCATCCCGGCGCCGGCGCCGGGTACGCAATGGGGCTCGGTGATCGAGGCCCCGGTCGGGCGGCATTCCGAGAAGCCGCAGGATTTCTACCGGCTGATCGAAGCCTATTTCCCGACGCTCCCGAAGATCGAGCTCAACGCCCGCGCGGCGCGGGCCGGGTGGGACGCGTGGGGCTTCGAGGCGCCCGAGCCGGAGGCGAGGGGAAATCTCCCGGTGGCGCCCGTCGAACGAATCAGCGTCGATATGGCGGACGGCGTGATCGCGATCACGCGGTCGGAACCCGTGTCCGAGTTGCGGCCGGACATGGCAGGCGGGGCGGACGGCGGAGAGGCTCCCGCTGTCCACCCCGCCGACATCACCCCCTTCGCAGGGCGGTTTCTGCCCCATCACGACGCCGTCCTGCGCGCCGCCTATGCCGAGCCGGTGCTCGACCTGGGCGCGGTTGCGGCCGCGATCGGCTGCACCAAGCAGCAGGCCAAGTGGCGGGCCAAGCACCTGCAGCTCGGCCGCCGCGCCAACCAGCAGGCGGCCGTGGCCGCGGCCAACCGGAAACGGGTGCGCGCGCCGGAGGTGCAGCCATGACCCTCGATCTCTGGCGCGCCAGAAAGCTGCAGAGGAAGGGCCTCACCCTGCGCGAGATCGCGGCCGAGCTCGGCGAAAGCTACTGGGCCGTGATGTGGGCGCTTTACGGAGCGAACGAAGCGCCCTTCGAGGTCGCCACCGCCGTGACGATCGAGGCAGTGGCGGTCCAGACAACAGAATCCCAAGCGAAAGCCGATGATGAAGCTGAGGTGGCGACGGAGTCCGAAGCCTCCGGGGAGTCGGTGAGTAGGCGCGCCGGCGGGCGGACGCCGGCTGCAACGTCTGAGCAAATGGACGCGACAGCCGGGAGAGACCGGCACCGAGCTCATCCAGCGTCAGGACTAAATTCTGGATTCGGAAGCGCGAGAGACGCTAGCGCCATGCTCCATCCCGGGGTCGCAGATGGGCCAACCGCATTAGCCTTGCAGGCCGGGACAGCGGTGACAGCCGGGAGAGACCGGCACCAGCATTTCGAACCTGCGCCGGAGCCGGAAACGGCTCAAGGCGCAGCGGGGGAGTCGACGGCAGCACGGATGGACGTGGGGCAAGTGATCGGCGGCGAGGAAGATGGCGCTGCTTTCGATGCCGGAGCCATTACCAGCCAAGCGGGTACTCAAGCCCCGCCCGTCGATGCCCCTTCGCGCCCGACGACCGGCCCGCGGCGCTTCCGCCTGCGCCAGGGGCGGGGGCACGGCAAGTTCCTGCACAAGTCGGGCAGCAAGCTGACGCCGGACCTTGAGGCCGCGTGGGCGGGCACGATGGCGCAGGTGGGCGCCGTGCAGGACCACTACGAACTCGCCGCCGACCTGATCGAAGAGGCGATTGAGGACACGCGTGGTGAGCCCTCCCCGTCGACCGGTTGGGCTGGCCCAGAGGGAGACGGGCAGAGATGACCCGCCCCGCTCCCCGTCTTTCCGTGCCCGAGCTGTGCGCCGTGGCCGTGCTGCAGCCCTCGGGCGCGCATGTGCTCGAGCTCGGCGGGCCGGGGCACCTGGTGACGTTGACGCTCGGGCTCGACCAGGTGCGCCAGCTCGAGCAGCACATCGAGGAATTCCGGGCGCTGGCGGCCGCGGCCGACGGCGGGCCGGAGCTGTTGCGGGTGCGGCCGGTGCCGCTGGGGGTGCGCTGATGGCGCGCTCGAAGCTGATCACCGACGCGCGCATCCGCGACCTGTTGGCGCGCGGCTACATGGAATCGACCGTGGCCACCAAGCTCGGCATGCGCATCGGCGAGCTGCGCAGCCGGATGGCGCGGCTCGGCATCCAGGCAAAGGAGCGCGACGTCATCAGCTTCCAGGTCGACCAGACCTGGCTCACAGAAGATCTCGGCAAGCGCCGGCAGCTGATCTGGAGGCGGCAGCGCGAGGGCGCCCGCGCCACCCGCGCAGCGGCAGGAGCGGGGCGGGAATGACCGCGCCGCAACGCAACAGGGCGAAGCGCTGGGCAGACACCGAGTGGCGCGGCTGGGCGATCTTTCATCCGGGCGCCGGGCTGATGATGCCGGTCTACGCGACGCGGCGGCGGGCGATCGAAGCCTATGTGGCCGAGTTCCGCGGCCGCCACAGCTGGGGGCAATTGCGCAAGAGGTTCGGCATTTCGGTCCGCAAGGTGGGAGTGCGGCTCGGATGACCCGGGAGCGGCTGCCCCACCGGCGCTTCGCCGCCAGCGTGCATTTCGAGCACGCTTTTCCCGGCGCCGGGCCGCAGGCCTGGGTGGCCTCGGTCGGGTTCTACCCGGACGGCCGCCCGGGCGAAGTGTTCATCGACGCGCCCAAGGACATGAACGCCATCGGCCTGTTGGTCGACGAGGCCGCCATCCTGATGAGCATTGCGCTGCAGCACGGGGCCAGCGTCGACGAGCTGCGCAGCGCGCTCACCCGCGACGAGGACGGCGCGCCGCACAGTGTCATGGGCACGGTCCTCGACCTCATCGCCAGCGACGTCCGCGTCGAGGTGATCGGATGAACGCCGTGCAGCTGCTGGCCGAGGCGAATGCGCGCACCGCATGGGTGGAGGCGGCCGAATGACCAAATGGATTCCGACGGAGTGGCTCGATGAAGTGGTGCCGCGGCAGGGCGACCATCCCGACGAGTTTCTGAAGCGCCGTGACGGCGTCTTGATGTTGACGCCGCTAGAGTCGGAGGAGGCCTGGCCGCAGGAGAGGAGCGTCGCCAGCGGAGAGATCGTCGACTTCTCATGGCATGAAGACAGGGGCGAGGCGCGCCTTCATCTGCTCGACGATGGCGGCTATCGCGTCTTCCCGCCGTTCCCGGCCGACACGAATTACTTTTCGGCTTCGGATGATCCAGAGGACTTTGCCTGCAATCTAGAAGAACTCGTTGCCAACCTGCGGGCTGCCGGTGATTTCGACGCCAGAGAGCCGATTGATGTGGTGGGGTGGGTGTGGGGAGACGCCCAGTTCCGCGTGGTGGCTATGGAAAGCGGTGCGGCGCACTTCGCGCAGCTGCAGCCGTCGCGTGGTGAGCTCTCCTCGTCAACCGGTTGGCGCATGCCCCCAGATGGAGACGGGCAACAATGACCCATTCCGGGCCGCTGGCGGCGCTGCGCGACGAAGCGATGCGGGTGAGCTGCATCGCCTGGGCGATCCAGAAGCGCTGGGCGCTGAGCGCGCACGGAATCGACCGATCCGGGCCGTGCCCGGTGTGCGGCGGCACCGACCGCTTCTCGATCCACACGCGCACGGATCTATGGAACTGCCGGCGCTGCGAGCGCGGCGACCACGGCGTGATCAGCCTGGTGATGTGGAGCGAGGGCGTGGAGTTCGTGCGCGCCTGCGAGATCATCACGGGAAGGACGGCCGACAGCCCCGTAGATGAACGCCGCGCAGCGGCGATTGCGGCGCAAAACGCGGCCGAGGCCCGCCGCCGCAGCGAGACGGAGACGAAGCGGCGGGAGGAGGCGCGCGCGGCCGGGCACCGCATCTGGCGGGGCGGTCGCCCCTTTGTGCGCGCGCCCGGCAACCCGGTGGTCGACTACCTGCGGCTGCGCGGCATCGACCTGTTGGCGCTGCCCGAGGCAGTGCAGATCGGCATAAGGCTGAGGGAGAGCGACGCCTTGTCCTATCTGACGCCTTCGGAAGACGGGCGCGGCTATCGGGTGCTCTGCGCCGGACCCGCCATGCTGGCGGCGGTGCAGCGGCCGGACGGCAGTTTCGGCGCGGTGCACCAGACGTGGCTGGACCCGTCCGTTGTGGGCGGCCGCTCGCATGAAGGCTCGCAGCTCGCCGGGTCCCCCAACGGCCGGCTGGTGCTGCCGCCAGACGCAGAGGGCAAGGAACGGCCCGGCAAGAAGGTGCTGGGCAGCAAGAAGGGCGGGGCGATCCGGCTATTTACCCCACGCTCTGGCCCTGCGGGCGCTGCCGCGCCTTCCGAGCCAACCGCTTTGGGGACCCCGTCCCGACTGCCGACGTCGGCAAGACGACTCGTCATGGGCGAGGGGATTGAGACGACGCTGACGGCGCTCGCCCACGCCTTCGAGCCGGAAACGGCCTACTGGGCCGGGGTCGACCTCGGCAACATGGCGGGGCGGGCGGCGCGGGACGCCGATGGGCATATCCTGCACGAGATCCCTGATCTCGATGATGTGGAGTGCTTCCTCCCGCCCGACTGGGTTGAGGAGCTGGTGTACCTCTCCGATTCCGACGATCCGCGCAGCCACACCGAAGAGAAGGTGATCCGCGGCCTGCGGCGCGCGCTGGCCTGGCGCCAGCACGGCGGAAACGTGCCGCCGCTCACCTGCAGCTACATGCCGCCGCTGGGCGACGGCCGCGACCTCAACGACCTGGTGCGGGTGCGGTGATGCGGGTGCTCGTGGCCTGCGAATTCTCGGGCGTGGTGCGGCGGGCCTTTGCGGCGCTCGGCCACGATGCCTGGTCATGCGACCTGCTGCCCTCGGAGGATTGCAGCAATCACCACATCGTGGGGGACGTGCGCGACATTCTGGGCGACGGGTGGGACCTGCTCATGGTCGCCCATCCCCCCTGCACGCGCCTGTGCAATTCAGGCGTCCGCTGGCTCGCCGAGCCGCCGCCAGGCCGCACGCTCGAGCAGATGTGGGCGGCACTTGATGAGGGCGCGGCGTTGTTTTCCGACTGCTGGAACGCGCCGGTTCCCCGGGTGGCGGTCGAAAACCCGGTGATGCACAAGCACGCCAAAGCGCGGATCGCGAACTACCAGGCGCCCGCCCAGACCGTGCAGCCGTGGTGGTTCGGGGATCCCGCGTTCAAGGCGACTGGGCTCTATCTGCGGGGACTGCCGCCGCTGAGGCCAACGAAGCGGCTGTGTCCGCCGCGGCCGGGGTCCGTTGAGCACAAGCTCTGGTCACGCGTGCACCGCATGCCGCCTGGGCCGCACCGGGCCCGCGAACGCTCGCGGTTCTTTCCCGGCATCGCGGCCGCGATGGCCGAACAGTGGGGCGGCGCCGCATGAGCGACCCCACGGACACCGACAATCCCTCCGCCCGCGTGAAGGCGGCGCTCGGCCGGCGCATGCCGGTCTCGCTCGAGGTAATCGAGGGCGGGAAGCCCCCTGCGAGCACGAAAAAGGGCAGGGGAAAGAAGGCCGCCGACGCTGGCGAGGGCAACGGCGGACCCCTCACCCGGCGCTCCGCGCCACCCTCTCCCTCAAGCGGAGAGGGTGAGAGCAGGGGGCGCGGCGAGGGTGATGACCACGCCGGCGACAGCGGAACGGATCGGGAAAGTCACGGTCCGTTCTCGCCCGGCGACGAGCACGACTCTCCGCCCCCCTCCGATCCGGCGGAGATCGAGCGCGCCCGCGAATGCGCGTTTCTCGACCAGAACGACCTGGGCAATGCGCAGCGCATGGTGACCCATTTTGGCGACGACCTGGCCTACGTGGCCGGGCTCGGCTGGCTGGTGTGGTGCGGCACGCACTGGGTGCGCGACGAAGGCGAGCTCCTGGCCTCGCGCTACGCCCACCAGGTAGTCGACAAGATCAAGATCGAGGCGGGGCTGCTCGACCATTCCGACGCGGCGGCGCGGCTGATCGCGGCCGCCCAGGGGGCGGCCAGGAAGCCGGCCTCCGAGATGAGCGCGGCCGACCGGCAGCTGATCGCCAAGGCCGAGGCGCTCGACAAGGCGCTGGGCGAACGGCGCTCCAAGCGCCGGGCCTTCGCCGTCACCTCGGGCAATCGCGGCCGCACCGTCGCCATGCTGGCGCAGGGGCAGAGCCTGAGGCAGACGCCGGCCGAGCTGCTCGACGCCGACCGCATGCTGTTCAACGTGCCCAACGGCACGCTGCGCTTCTCGCGCGTGCCGGATCCGGAGGCTCCGTTTCCTGATGAGCCATCTGCTTCCGGCCCAGGCCGACCGGTCGATGGCGCGCCTCCGGAGGGAGCCGGGCAAAGACTGACAGGTGCGGTGACCTTCACCCCGCACGAGCGCGCCGACATGGCGACCAAGTGCGCGGGCGCCGCCTATGACCCGGAGGCCGAGTGCCCGCTGTGGCTGGGCTTTCTCGCCCGGGTGCAGCCAGACGAGGCCATGCGCCGCTTCCTGCAGGTGAGCACGGCCTATGCGCTCCTGATCGGCGGCAACCCCGAGCAGGTGGTGTTCTACCACTACGGTCAGGGCGCCAACGGCAAATCGGTGTTCACCGAGGCGGTGGGCGGGGTGGCGGGCAGCTACCGCACCACCGTGCCGGCCGAGACATTCACTGGCGACCAGCAGAAACAGGGCCAGCAAGCGAGCCCCGACATCGCGCGGCTGCACAACACCCGCCTGGTGACCGTCGAGGAGCTGCCGCGCGGCACCCCGCTCAAGGAAGGGCTGATCAAGGCGGCCTCGGGCGGATCCAAGATGGTCGCGCGCTTCCTGATGAAGGAATTCTTCGAGTTCGAGCCGCAGTTCGTGGCGCTGATGACCGGCAACGAATTGCCCGAGGTCTCGGGCACCGACCACGGCATCTGGCGGCGCCTCCACATCGTGCCCTGGATGGAGCAGCTGCCCGTCGAGGAGCAGGACCGGCACCTGGGCGAAAAGCTCAAGGCCGAGGGCCCGGGGATCCTCAACTGGCTGATCGACGGGCTAGTGACCTATCTCGCGCAGGGCCTCACGCCCTTGGTGCCGGCGAAGGTGCGGGAGTTCACCGAAAGCTATCGCGAGGAGCGCGACCCTGTGGGCGAGTTCGCCAAGGCCTGCATCGCGCGGACCGTCGGCGCCAAGGTGCAGGCCAACAAGGTCTATGCCGCCTATTCGGACTGGTGCGCCATGAACGGGCTCAAGCCGTGGCAGCAGACGCGCTTCGGCATGCGGATGAACGACATGGGCTTCCCGAAGGACAAGGGGCGCGTCTACGTCTACCGCAACATGGAGCTGGTCAACCCGCCGCGCCTCGACGAGGTGCCCGGCCCATGAACACTCCCTTTGCGCTGGTCGCTCTGGCCCAGGCCAACCGCTCCCAGCGAGCGAAATTGACATTTCGGGCGAACGGGCCCATGTTTGACCTGCTGCCGGAGACGGCAGCCGGGATTTGCAGCCCGTTCGCACCTTGGCGCCCTAACCGCGCCCATGAAGCGCGGTTTTTCTATGGTCGGGCGCAGTGGGAGGCCGCGAGGCCTGCCGACTCCAAGGTGTCGGTCTGCAAACCTGCTGTCGCCCGGCCACCCGAATGCAGCGGGTCGCCGGGTTCACTCGAACCTTGGAGCCCCATCATGGGCGAACACACTGTTTCGGCTCTCCCTCCGGCACATGCCGACCGGTCGAGCCGGGTGCTGCGCGACGCAGCCCTCACCAACCCCGCCATCCGCCAGGCCCTCGAAGACTATGTCGAGCGGCTGATCGCAGCGCTCGACGCGCTCGACGGCGATGAAGACATCGAACCCGACGCCGACGACGAACCCTGGCTGAGCGGCACGCCGGTCGAGGGCGGCGACGACCGCGAGTGGGACTTCGCCGACCTCGAACCGAGCCCGGGCTGGATCAGCACCGAGAGCGGCGGCATCGCCTTTTACGGCACCGAGGATCTGGAACGAGAGGACGAACGCGCATGAGCACGGCACTGCAGAAGATCGACTTTTATGGCGACACGGTATGGGCCGGTCGCGACCCGGAGGATTGTGAGGGGCACCTGCATAACACAGGCCCCCACCTGCATGATGCAGGCGGAGCCGGTGCGGTGCTCGTGGCCGTCAAGCCCATCGTCGAAAGGCTGGGGGTGGACTGGAAGGGGCAGCTCGAGCGCATCAAGCGCAATGAGATCATGGCCAAAGGTATACGTATGACACGTATACCTTCGGCGGGCGGCGAGCAGGAGACGGTATGTCTGCCGCTCAACCTGATCCCCGGTTTCCTGTTCGGGATCGACACGTCGCGGATCTCCGACCCCGACAAGCGCAAGGCGGTGCTGGCCTATCAGGAGCATTGCTACGAGGTGCTGTACCGGCACTTCTTCGGGCCGGCCGAAAAGCCGGCCGATCCCACTGTCGACGCCACGCTCTACGAGATCAACACCAAGATGCGCATGATCGAGGCGGCAACCAAGCTCAACGGCAAGGCGGCCGGACGGGCGCTCTGGGCCGAGCTCGGCCTGCCGCCTCTGGTGGGCGAGCCGGCCGCGCCGCCGCAGCGGGGCTCCAGCGCCGAATGGGGCACCGACTTCGTGCGGCAATTCCTTGATGAACGCACGGCCGACGCGCCGGGCGGGCGGGTGCAGGCGAGCGAATTGTTCAAGGCATGGCAGGCGTGGCGGGACAAGACCGGCGCCCCGCACATGACGCAAACCGCCTTCGGGCTGACCTGCGGGCGGCTGGGGCTGAGGAAATCCATTGGCCGCGTCTACACCTATCTGGGCATCCGCATCCTGCATATCAGCGAGTTCGCCGAGGGAATCGAGCGGGGAGACGGACGATGAGCATCAAGTCACCTCTCGGCGACCCCGTCAGCGCGCTCGACGGCGAGGGCGTGTGGATCATCACGTTCAGTGAAGGAACGTACAACGTGCTTGACCCCGATGAGGGGTACACCGACCGCTTCGAGACGTGGGAAGAGGCGCGGGCGTATATCGAGGGGGCGTGCCGCGCGAAGCCCAGCTACACGATTTACGACCGGGGCACCATGGTGACGATCTACCGCTCCGTCGACGATTTTCTGAACAATCACAAGCTGATCTGAGCTGCGCGACTGAGCGAGCAGCGGGGCGACGCGATTCCGCCCTGCTGCATGCGTACCCGCCGCCCCGCACCCCCATCGAGGGACGAGAACGGACCGCGCACCCCTCGCCCGGCTGACGCCGGCGACACGAGGGGTGCGCGGGTGGTCTTCGAGTGGGGTAATGCCCCCCTCGCTGGGCATTAGCAACAGCAGAATCAATAGGATAGACGCTATTTTCGAGGGGTGCGCGGGGGTCGCGCACGCGTATGGTGATGTATGGGGTGCGGGGAGTGAAAAGCGTCCATGTCATATAGAGCCCCCCTCGCTCCCCCCGCACACCCCTCGTTTTGGTCCGGCGTAACCTGCTTTTCCTGCTCTACGAGGGGTCTATTGACCCCTCGCTTACCCCTCGAAGGAGAGGATTGGATGGCTGAACGGCTGGTGATGGATATCGAGGCGATGGTGAGTTGGGCGCTGCGGGAGCAGGGGCTCGGCTGGGAGCCGGTCGGGACGGCTGGCGGCGCCGGCTGGGTTGAGCTCGGCACGCGGGTGGACATCAGCCCGCGGGGCAGCGTGGCGAGCCCCAGCACGGCGCTGATGACCGACACCGACGCGCTGGTGATCAAGGCGGCGATCGACCAATTCGCCAACCGCGGGGCCGAGGTCGCGGGCGAACGCCTTGCCCGCCGCGGCGCCGCGACTCTGCTGATCCAGTACGGGCGGGCGGGGCTGCGGCCGGATTGGGGCGAGGAGGGGTATGGCGCCCCGGCGCCGCTCACGGACAAGCGGGGCCGGCCGCGCTTCGCATACGAGGTGCCGGGCAACAAGCGCTCGGCGAAGACGCCGCTGCTCGACTGGCTGGGCTATGACGCCCATTGCGAGCTGATCGACTATCACCGCTCCGCCTGGACGCTATGGCGGGACGGGCTGGTGGAGCTGGTCGGGTGCGTGAACCCTGAGCTCGAGCGGCACCGGGCGACCGGGCCGGCGGCGCCGGCGGCGCCGTGGGCGGGCCAGGCGGGGCGAATCGGTGGGGGCGGGGCGCTGGCCAGGCGGCGGCTCGCTGCCTCGGCCGAGTTCAGAGAAAGGGCCGCGGACTGGGGCTTTCCTGACCGCCCGGACCTGAGTGCCGAGGCGGGGGCTTGACCATGCACCAGTAATTTGACATGAGTCCGGACAACGAAATGGGACTGGATAGCGCGCCACGGGCAACCGGCGGCGCGTTTTCGTTTGTGGGGGTGGCCTTCAATGGCGGGACGGTTGCGCGCTCTCGCCCCAGCCGTGGCGCGACTGCCCAACCGCCTCGGCTTCGTCGAGGGAGACCAGAAGGCGACGGACAGGCGCCGGGAGATCATGGCGCCGTGGCGCGCATGGTATCGCACCCCGCGCTGGGCCAAGTTCCGGATGCAGGTATTCATCCGGGACGGGTTCGTGTGCCAGCGATCCGGTGTCCTCTGCATCGGCAAGCACCCGGCGCCGAACAGCCCGGTCGCCAACCACAAGCGCCCGCACAAGGGCGACCCGGCCCTGTTCTGGGACCCGGCCAATGTCGAGACGGTCAGCAAGGCCGTGCACGACAGCATCATCCAGGCCGAAGAAGCGGCGCAGCGGGGCCGGGGCTGAGACGGAGGGGGGCGGGTCAGATCTTCGGTACAGGCCTTCTCCCCGCACCGGCGTTCCCCTCACGCATGGATTTTTTTCGATGAGCGAAGAGTTTGACCTGCTCGGCGACCCGATCCCCGCGGGATTCGGACGGCGCGGGCGGCCCCCACATCTGGTGACGGACGAAAAGCGTAAGCTTGTCATTATGTTGCAGGCGTTCGACTGGAGCACGGAGCGGATCGCTGCGGCGCTCAGCATCACGGCGCCCACGCTGCGCAAGAATTATTTTCGGGAGTTGAGGGTCAGGGCCGAAGCGCGGGCGCGGACCGAGGCGATGCTGATCGGCGCTCTTGCCCGGGAGGCCGCGGCCGGCAATGTCAGTGCGATCGACAAGTACTTCAAGCGGCTCGACAGGCACGACCTCGCCCAGCTCGCCGACGACGTGGCGAACCGCGGGAGCAAGGCGCCGCGGCCCGGCAAGAAGGAACAGGCGCAGCAGGCCGCCGTCGATGTCGGGGGCAAGTATGCCCCACCCAAGGCGCCGGGCCGGCTGGTGAACTGATGCTGGTGCCCGAGTACTCCACGGCGTGTCCGGACTGGGAAACACGGATCGTCGAGGGGCGCAGCCTGGTGCCGTTCGCGCCGCTGTTCCCGTCTGAGGCCGACGCGGCGCTGGCCGTGTTCAAGTCGCTGAAGATGGTCGACGTGCCAGGCCAGCCCACCTTCGGGGAGTGCTGCGAGCCGTTCGTGTTCGATTTCGTCGGCGCGATCTTCGGCGCTTATGACGCGGAGACGGGCAAGCGCCTGATCCGCGAGTTCTTTCTGCTGATCAGCAAGAAGAACGGCAAGTCGACCATCGCCGCCGGCATCATGCTGACGGCGCTGATCCGCAACTGGCGGCCCTTCGCCGAGATGGGTGTGCTGGCGCCGACCAAAGAGATCGCCGACAACTGCTACGTGCCGATGGCGGCCATGGTGCGGGCCGACGAGGAGCTTAAGAGCCTGCTGCACGTGCAGGACCACCTCAAGCAGATCACCCATCGGGTGACCGGAGCGTTCCTCAAGGTGGTCGCGGCGGACAGCGAGGCGGTCGGCGGCAAGAAGTGGGTTTACGTGCTGATCGACGAGCTTTGGCAGTTCGGCAAGCGGGCCAATGCCGACTCGATGCTGGGCGAAGCGGTGGGCGGCCAGGCGTCGCGCGACGAGGGGTTCGTCATCTACCTGTCGACGCACAGCGATGAGTCGCCGGCTGGCGTATTCAGGGCCAAGCTGCTGCTGTTTCGCGAGATCCGCGACGGCGTGGTTGTCGACAATACCAAGTTGGGCGTGCTGTTCGAGTGGCCCCCGGGCATGCTCGAGGCCGAGGCTTATCTCGATCCGGCCTGGTGGTTTGTCACCAACCCGAACCTCGGGCGCTCGGTCAATGCGGAGTGGCTGGCCGGCAAGCTGCAGGAGGCGCAGCGCGGCGAGGGTGATGGCCTGCAGACGTTTCTGGCCAAGCACCTCAACGTAGAGATCGGATTGCGCCTCGGTCGCGACCGCTGGCGCGGGGCGGACTACTGGGAAGAGGCGGAGGATGCCAGTATTACCATCGAGGCGATGCTGGCCCGCTGCGAGGTGATTGTGGTGGGGATAGACGGCGGCGGCCTCGACGACCTGCTTGGGCTCAACCTGACCGGCCGCGAGAAGGCGGAGGTCGAGGTGACGATCGTCACCGACGACGGCAAGCAGGAGGTGCGGCGCACCAAGCGGTGGCTGAGCTGGTCGCGGGCTTGGGTGCAGTCGGACGTGCTGAAGCTGCGCCCCGAGATCACGCCGCGCCTCAGGGACTTCGAGGCGCAGGGCGACCTGGTGGTATGCGGTCATCCCCAGCAGGACCTGATCGAGGTCGCCGACCTGATCGAGCGGGTGCGGGATGCGGGGCTGCTGCCGGCGACGGCGGCGATAGGCCTCGACCCCCAGGGCGTCTCGGCGCTGGTCGACGAGCTGTCGGGGCGCGGCATCGCCGACGACCAGCTGGCAGCGGTGGCGCAGGGGTTCCGCCTGTCGCCGGCGGTGTGGGGCCTCGAGCGCAAGCTGAAGGACGGATCCTACCGGCACGCCGCCCAGTCGTTGATGGACTGGTGCGTCGGCAACGCCAAGGTCGTGCAGAGGGGCAATGCGGTGGTGGTGAGCAAGCAGATAGCCGGCAAGGCCAAGATCGACCCGCTGATGGCGGCCCTGGACGCGGCGATGCTGATGAGCCGGAATCCTGAGGGGGCCACCACCTCATTCTGGGAAGCCGCTTGATGGGCTTCTGGGACCGCCTTCTCGGTCGCGAGCGCAAGGGGTATGACCCCATGTCCTCGCGCCCGTGGGCCGATGGGTACGGCACGCGCAAGTCGCGCTCAGGAGCGACGGTGACGCCCGCGACGGCGCTGGACGTGGCGACGGTGCTGGCCTGCTGCCGCGTGGTGGCGAACGGAATTGCCCAGGTGCCGTTCCGGCTCTATCTCGAAACCGGCACCAGCAAGACGCCGGCATCGGCGCACCCGCTCTATGCGCTGCTCTATCGCCGGCCGAACGGGTGGCAGACCAGCTTTGAGTTTCGCGAGACGATCGCTTTTCACGCGATGCTTACGAACAACGCCTTCATTTTTGTCAACCGCGTGGGCATCGCTCGCACGATCAAGGAGCTGATCCCGATCGAGCCGGGGCGGGTGACGGTGAAGCAGTTGCCCGACTACCGGTTGGAATACTCCGTGCGCGCCGACGATGGGCAGGTGCAGGTCTTCGGGCAGGACGCGATCTGGCATCTGCGGGGGCCGAGCTGGAACGGCTATCTCGGCATGGAGGCGGTGAAGCTGGCACGGGAAGCCATCGGGCTCTCGATCACGCTCGAGCAGAGCCAGGCGGAATTTTCGGGCAATGGGGCGGCCACCTCCGGTGTGCTGGCGACCAAGGAAAAGCTCTCGAAGGAGCGCTACGATTTCTTGTCGGCATGGCTCGATAAGCACCTGCCTGGGGGCGAGCGCTTCGGCAAACCGCTGCTTGTCGACGACAGTGCGGCCTATACGCAAATGGCGATGAGCGCGGTCGACCAGCAACTGCTCGAGAGCCGCAAGATGCAGGTGGAGGAAATCTGCCGCGCCTTCGGGGTGATGCCGATCATGATCGGGCATGCCGGCGATACCACACCGACCTATGCCAGCGCCGAGCAGTTTTTCCTCGCCCATGTCGTGCACACGCTAATGCCTTGGTACACTCGGATTGAGCAGAGCGCCGACGTGAACCTGTTGACCGAGGCGGAACGCGCCGAGGGCTATTACACCAAGTTCAACCCCAACGCGCTGATGCGCGGCGCCGC